GCTGTCGGCAATGGTCTTGAGCAATGTGTTTGTCTGTTCGGTTGCGACGAGTTGTTTTTTGGCGATTTGCTCGATTATAGACGCGCCGGAGTTCTGGCCGAGGAAGTTGCCGACGCTCACCAGCGAGTCGGCGCTGCGCAGGTGCATGGAAACGGGTTCCGCAGGGAGGACGGGGGCGGACCCGGCAGTCTTGGCCCGTTCGGCGATTTTGGCGGCGCGGGCGGCGGCGGCGGCCGCTTCAGTGCCGGATTGCTGATCGGCGGTGGTTTGCATCGCCTCGATCGCATGGTTCAACGTGTTTCCAACGCTGAAATCCATAACGCCTTTTTCTTTTTTAATCCGCTGGTCGGCTTGCTCTTGGGTCATTGTGCCCGCCGCCACTTTTCTGTCGAGCTGCGCCTGAAGTCTGGCAAATTGAACGTCCCTGTTGGCGTTTGCCTCCGGACGGCTTTGCGCATTTCCCCTGCCGGTGTAAGTCTCCAAGTCCCCCAGAAAAACAGCGATCCCTTCTTGGGTTTGTTGCAGTTGGTCAAGCATCACTTTTAACGCATCCGCAAAACTGAGAATGGCGGGCGCGGCAAAATTCATCATTTCAATCGACAACTCATCGAATTTATCGCCAATCGCATCAATCTGGAGAATGCTATCCTCCTTGATGACCGCACCGGCGTCCTGGGCGGCCTTTCGGCCTTCCTTGATGCCGTCGATAAACGATGGCACCAGCACTCCGGCGCCCTTGCCGCCAAGGGTCTTGAACGCCGTCTTGAGCGCGTCGCTGTTGCCGAACTGCTTGAACTTGTCCGCGATGGTGTCCATCAGATCGGAAGTGCCCTTGGTTTTGAGATCCTTGTCGGAAATGCCAAGGGTCTTGAAAGATTGCTGCGCGACGAGGTTGCCACTAAGCGCCTCCACGCGGGCCGCGCCGAGCTTTTCAAACGTGGCCGTGAGGTCATCCACACTGCCGCCGTTCTGCTTGGTGACAAACTGCATCTCCTGCAAATAATCCGTGGTGACGCCCAGCCGGTCGGCCAGATCGTTGATGTGCCCGGCGTATTCGACGGTCTTCTTGGCCAGCGCGGAAATGGCTCCGACCGAAAAGGCCCCGGCGATGGCCCCCTTGATTCCGCCCAGGGCGGATTTGGAGAAGTTTCCGGCCTCCATGCCGGCGCGGTCCAAGCCGCGTTTCCATCCGGATCCGTCTAGGGAGATTTCGCCGACGAGTTTAAGCGACACAGGCCAGGCCTTTCTGTTCGGCGATGAATGCGATCTCGTCCGGGGTCATGAGTTTCACGGCTCCTTCGTTTTCCGCGTGCTTGAAGTAATCGGCAAAGGCCTGGGAAAGGGGTTTGGTTTCCAGATCCTGCGTGGTCCAGCCGAGCTTGGATCGGAGCATGACCTCCACGCACTGGCTCCAATGGGCGCCGGAACTGCCGCCGCTGCGCTCCTCCCAATATTTTGGGATCACGGAATGGGCTTCGATGTAGTCCTTGAACAGCTTGGCCTTGGCGTTCACGTCCACCACACCGATCTTCTCGCCCCAGATGCGCACCTCCGACTCGTAATCGTCCGTGATCGTCCAGGCGAGGAACTCGGACGGCACCATGGAGCAGGCCAGCACGCCAAAGATGAGGTCGGGCGTGGTGGCGGCGGCTTCGGTCTCGCTGACAAAAGCGCAGCCAAACCGCCGGAGCAGTTGGTAATGAGCCAGCGAAAAGGGCCGAAGCCGCAAACCCAAGATTTGGAACGGCTCCGGCATGATCGCCGTGAAATAATCAGCGGCGTCCATTGCGCGACGGGTTAGGTGGCCGCGGCGGTGATGCCGGCGTGGGATTCCAGACCGAGGGTGATCTTTTTCGCCTCGGCGTTGGAACCGCTCGCCTTGAAGCTGGTCACAATCCAGTTTGATTTGACCAGGTCCGGCATGGAGGTGCAGGCGGTAATGTTCACCAATCCGCCGATGGTCAACGCGGCGGTGTTGGTGATGGCCGTGGCGACGTCGGCCCCGGTGGGGATGTATTCCAGCGTGGCTTTGTAGCTGGGGTTGTAGAAAACGCGGGTGGCAAGCGCGCCCACCGCATCCTTGATCTGCTGCTCCTCGGCGGCCGGCTCGAAGTCGGCTGACTGGAGCAGGAGCTTGCCGGTGAGGGCCGTTGCGGCGATACCATCGGTGCCGGTGAAACCGAAGTTGACGACTTTTCCAGATTGGGTTGCTGCCATAATGAATGAGGTGGTTGGTTAGTGGATAAGTGGGCTGTGAGTCAGGGTTCTGTCGCGGTGACGTTGGCGACGCAGGCGGCGGTGTTGGCCCGCCAGTAAAGGGTGGCTCCGGTCTCGGGCGGCAGGAGGAGTGCGCGGCCGGGAGTGAGGCGGGCGAAGATGTGGGTTCCGTCGTTAGCCGTGGCCACCTGAAGGTAGTTGGTGGCGTCGGTGTTCTTCACCATCAGCAGGTCGAAACTGGCGAGCGCATCGAGCGGGATTGCGGTCCAACTGGTGGTGACCACCCAGCTCTTGGCGTAGTAGTCCGTGCCGGAAAGGTTTTCGGTCAGGGCGAGGGTGTCGGAGACCCGAAGATTATTCTTCGAGATTGAGAAGTTGATGGAGGTCTGTTTTTCGCTGGCCATTCACAGACCGGGAGAAGTCAATCGGAGGAACTCATTGGGAAGATGGGCAGGCGTAAATGCGCAGCTTGAACCCGCTCATGTGGGTGTCTTCGGTCTGCTCGCGGACGGGATGCCGGTCGGTGACGCCGTACACGGTGAGGCCGGTGACCGACGAGGCGATGTCTGACGCGATGGACGCGCTTGTGACGGCGAGCTTGAGGATGGCGGCCGCGGCCTGATGGGTGGAGAGGCTGGTGGGATCGGCCGAGCCCGGCGCGGGGGTGATGACCGGGGTGATCAGTTGCACGGTGGCTTCGGCCCAGTAGTTTCCGGAATAGAGCGGTTCTTCGGTCAGCTCGGCGCCTGCCGAGGCGATGATCGTCTGGCCGTCTTTTAGGCTTTCGCTTTCGCCAGAGAAAATGCGGAAGGCTCCGTCGGAATTCTTGAGGGAATCGGGGAATGGCTGGGTGATGAGCCAGGATACGAAGGCGGATTCTAGTTGTTCGGGGAACTCGGCCATTTCATAGACCGGGAGAAGTCAATCCAGGTAGGGCCGCGGAAAAGTCATCTGGTGCGAATCCCAAGAGAGGAGGCGGACTGGCGCAGCTTCCGCTCCACATACCCGCGCATCGAGCGGGTCTCAAAGTCGATGGCGCGCTGCAAAGCGGGACCGCCCAACTGCATCAGGGCGTCCTTGGTGTCGTGTTTGGCGTCGGCCATGTTCTGGATGATGGCGGTGGCGACGGGGCCGGTGCCGGCGGGGGTGGCCGCGCCCTTGACCTTTCCGACCTGTCGGATGGTGGAAGCCACGTTCTGCGCGCCGATCTTTTCCGCCAAAGGCTGGAGGGTCTTGATGGCAGGCAGCCAGCCGGATTTGAGGAAGGAAACGGATTTGAGCCGCGCGGCTTTCATCATGGCCACGGCTTTTGCCATCGGCTTGCCGTACAGCCCTTTTTCGTTCCGGTTGCCGCGGCGTTTGTTGATGATGATGCCCGCCATCTGGGCTCCCTTGAATCCGAGCTTGTTGCTGAATTCTCGGACCTCCTTGGAATTGGCTTTGGGTGTCTCGATGACGGCGCGGCGGGCGATGTAAAACGCCTTGGTGTTGACGATGGTGCGGACGTCGCGGGAGGAGAAAGCGGAGTAATTCCGCAAAGTCCGGTCAAACTCGCGGGTGTCGATCTTGAAGGTGGCCATTGGATCAGACCCCCTGAGCGGCGTGGTTGGCTTTGAGCGTGAGCTGGTATCCGCCGGGCCCCACGATCACGGCATCGATCTTGAGCTTCTGGCCCAGATAGACGATGGGCTGATTGCTGGACGGCAGGGCGGCGCCGAAGTCGGCGGACAGACAGGAAAAAGAGAAATCGGAGTCGAGCGAGAATCCGCCCGACGTGTTGCTGGAGCGCAGGCTGACGCCGCCGGGCAGAATCCGGATGGACAGGGTGTTCCATGCCAGAGTGGGGCAATCGTCGCCCAGCTCGGCGCAGAGTTCCGCCAGTCCGGCGGCGTGTTCAGCGTAGGCGCTCATCTCATTTCTTGCGCTTGATCACCGGGGCCATGTCCGACTCGCGCACGTCCACTTGCACGGGCGAAACGGAGGCGGCCAAGGGCAGAGGCACGACGCCCGGGGCGGAAATGTAAGCGCGGCCGATGCCGACGATGGTGTAGCCGATGTCTTCTGAGACCAGCAGTGTTTCTCCGGCCTGATGGGATGTGCCTTTGACAAAACAGGGCTGAGTCAGGGTGATGGTCATCATAAAAGTGGAAAGGGCCTGAGCGGAGGGGGGCACACTCCAGCTCAGGCCCGTGTTGGGGTGGGATTAGGCTGCGCCAGTGTCGGTGCTGGCGGCGAAGGAACCGGCGTTACGCACGCCGATGTCGGCAAGCATGTTGATGGTGATCTTGATCTGGTTCTTGTCGGCCAGAGTGTAGGGATCCACGGTCACATCCATGCCGATCCAATCGGCAATGATCAAGTCGTTGAAGTTGCCGAAGATGACCTTGTTGGAGGGAACCTGCAAAGTGGCCATGGCTGGGTAGCCGTTGACCATGTTGTTGTCCCAGATGAACGAGGGGAAGGTCGATCCGATCTTCGCGGCGGCTTTGAGCTTGGCGCGGGTGTTGGGCGTGGTGACGTAGGCGGGGTTTAAGCGCAGCGCGTTGGCGTTGGCCACCTGGGTTTCAAAATCCACAATCTTGGCGAAGGTCGCGGCACCACCAAAGGTGACCGAGCCAATGCCGGAAGTGGACAGGATGCCGACGGGGGCGTTGCTGGTGCCGTCGCCGGCCAGAGCGGCCAGGTCGATGGCGATCGCAAGCACTCGCGCAAAGTCCTCACGGACCAAGGCCTCGACGTCGATGCTGGACTGGGCGAGCAACTGTTTGCTGACGGCGCTGACCGCCGAAAGCCGTTTGGGCGTGAGGCTGATCTGGCCGAAGGTCAAATTGCTGGCTGTGGTTTGGCCGTTTTCAGCCACCCAGTAAGCCGTTGCGCCGCCGGATTGCGAAGGAATGGCGGTGTTCCCCTGAAGGCCGGAGAGCGTGCGCGCTCCGAGCTCCTTGGTGACGGTCAAGTTGCGCAGCAGCTCGATGAGCGAGGAGCCGAGCACCGTGGTCTGGACCGTGTTTTTGCCGGTGGATGCCGTGGTGGCCGTCAGGTCGCGCTGTTTGCTGCTGACTTCGGAGGGGATGAAGAATCCGCCGGTTTCGCGGCCGGTGAGCTTGGCCATGGCGTCGGACGCGGCGCGTTCGAGGCCGGCGTCTTTCCAGTTGCCGGTGACGGCGGCGCGCATCGCCTTGACCAGGCTGTAGTCGCGGACTTCGCCTGCGCTCATGCCCAGCTCGGGGCTGGTGTTGATGGGCTTGGCGTTGAGGTGCGTCTCGGTGATGTGCCGATAGAAGTCCTCGGTGGATTTGCCGTCGCGGATGAAGGTCTGCGCGGCGTCGGTGGCGTTGAATTTGCGGCCGACTTCGAGGATTTCGTTGACTCGCTTCAACTGGCTTGCGCCAGCTTCAGCCCGAATTTGATCTACATTGATTTCCATAATTGGAGTGGGGTTGGGTTGGGTGATGGGTGTGGTGGGTTGTGTCGACTGGGACGGTTCAACAGCCCGACCGACGCCGACGGTTGTGTCGGCCGGGATGCTCACGCTCGAAATCTCCATCGGCATCCAGGCAAACCGGCGGCAGTCCATGCCGTCGATCGTCTCGCGCGATAGTTCTTTCGTGGTGTTGTAACCAACGGACACCAGCGTGCGGATGCCATCCATCACGTCCTGGTAGATTTCCTGACCGCGGGTGCTGCGGGAAAACTTGATTATGGCGCGCCCTTTTTTGTCCGGGGCGATCTCGGCGGACGTGATGACGCCGACGTGGTCCGTCGGGTTGTGGTCGACGAGAAAGGGGTGGGCGTTGTTCAGCCTGGACAGGTCCACCGAGCCCGGCGAATGATCGAGGATCTCCATGTAGGGTTTGCCGCTTGTCCAGTCGGTGCGCTGAACGGGCTGCTCGGAGGAGAAAGACAAACCGACGGTGCGCGAGTCGTCGACAGCCGGAGTGGCTTCGATCGTCATGCTGCGCCGTAAACGTTGCGCGTGGTCGCTCATTACAGACCGGGAGAAGTCAATTTACCGGGCGGCATTTCGTCCGGTTCGTCCGCTTCTTCGGCGGGATCTTCCTCGTCGCCGTCGGGTTCGGCGGCGGCTTGAGGCTGGTTGGGTCGGACGATTTCCAGCCCGTATTCGGTTTGAAGGGCCGCGTCCTCCTTGAGCTCCTCAAAGATGTCCTCGATGTCGTCGCCGGTCTCGGCGATGGTGGATCTGCGGCTTTCCAGCAGGTTGTCGATGGCAAGGATCTTGGCCTGAACGTCTTTCATCGGATCGACCCAGCCCCAGCGGCGGGGAACCCACGTGTCGGCGGTGAATTTGTCGAGCTTGGTGAAGGGGAGTTGAATCTGGCCGGAGAGAATGGCCATCTGGAGCCATTCGCGGAAGATTGGGCGGAAAAAAGAGTCCACCATCCAGTTTTGGATCTGCTTGAACTCTTCGCGGTCTTCCAGCACCCCGGCTCGGATGCTGGAGTAGTTGACGCCTTCCAGATCGTTGGCCAGCGAGTTGTAGGAGACGCCCAACCCGGAGGAGACGCCGCGCAGCGCGCTTTTCACATACTCGGAATAACTGGTGCCGGGATATTGCGGATTGTTTTGGATGGGTTCGACGCCGACGGGCAGCTCGGTCCACATGCCGGGCTCGGCTTCGCGTTCGACGGAGCCGTCTCCTTGATCGGTGCCGACAAACCCCTCGGGGTTCTGCTTTTTGAACCAGCCGCCCTGGCAGGCGGCGGCGCGGTAGGCCACCAGCGCGGCTTCCTCCATGCCTTCGAGCATCTTGAGCCGAAACATGGACGGGGCGAGCCACGGCACGCCGACGGTCTGCAAGGTGCGGTCGGGGCGGTAGATGTGAAGCAGCTCCTCTGCGGGGATGCGCTCGCGCTTAAACCCCCCGTTCGCGTAGTAGTCTCCGGGATGGCGGGTCCAAAGCCAGTAGGCGACGGGTTTTTTCCATTCGTTCAGCTCGACGCCCATGCGGATTTCGTTGCCGTTTTGGCTGATGGGGATGTTGTAATAGACGTCGAGAAAGTCAATTTCGAGGATCTGGATGGCGAATTTGAATGGGTTGTTGAAACCGCGGACTTTGCGGAGCAGGATGCCGCCGTCGCGGGCTGCGGCGCGCAGGACGATGCGGCTGATCTCGTGCAGGGTGAGCTGGCCCGTGACGCCGCAGTTGGCTTTCTCGCACCACTTCAGCCAGGCTTCCTCGATTTTGTTGTTGGCGACGCGGTCGAAGGTCTGGTTGGGGTCGCGGATCTTCATCTGGAGCTTGATGCCGGTGGATCCGAGGACGTTGTTTTCGATGAGCTTGAGGTAGCGCTGGGTGTAGGGGTCGTCGCGCTCCAGTTGCCGGCAGCGGGCGCGGAGTTTGACCACGTCGCCGCGGGCCTCGGCATCGGCGCTGGTGGTTAGGGTGAGCCAGTCGTTTGTGATCCGGTTCAGAGCGGCCCCGCCATAGAAACGCTGGCCGGAAACGGAGGGGGAACCGGAAAAGGCTTTGATGGCGTTGCTGATGCGAGTTGCGAGTTTCATTTTGGCAAGGTAAACCGGCTGAAGATATTGCCCGAGGCGCTCAGGCCGTTGCGGGCGCGTTCGGCCGCCTCTTCATTGAGAACGATCTGCTTGTAGCGGTCGCGCAGTTTGAGGAGTTGCTCGATCGGAATGCGCTGGAGGGTGGTGCCTTCGACGGTGGAGTTGAGCACGGAGGAGGTGGCGCGGCCGGCGATGACGGATTCGATGTTGTCCAGGACGATGCGGGCCGGGCTGCGGACGTCGTAGCCTTCGGTCTGGGCGGCGATGTTCGGAAGGATGTCGAGGTATCCGGAAAAGATCTGGGTCTTGGTGGTGCCATTGCTCACCATGCCGACGCCGTAATAGCGGGCGGGGAGCCAGCCGGCCGTGGTCGCAAATGGGACGTTCAGGACGTGGGTGGCGCCAGAGGCGGTGGATGAGAAGTCCAGAGCGCTGCCGTTGAGGCTGCGGAAAGAGTAGGAGATGCTCCAGCCGGCTGCGGCGGAGTAATCCGTGAGGGTTTTTGTGAAGGCTAGGGTTTCCCCTGCCCGCACCTGAACGGGTTCTTGAGTCGGTATAATGGCGGACATTTCCGGTGTCGAGCGCAGGCCGATCCCATCCTGCCGCGCTCACAGACCGGGAGAAGTCAATCGAAGGAAGTCAGCGTTTCCATCCATTCACAAAACCGCCTCCTCCTTGCCTGGGGCGGGACGGGATCGGGCGATGCGCAGGGGGCGCGGCGGGTTTCACCGCAATGGACGGTTTTAGCACATATTCTTTCGAAACGGCTGTCGGATTTTCGGTGATGACCGAGGCGCGCACGCGGATCATGTTCGGCCGGAGGATGTCGTAGGCGGCCAGATTGTAGACGCGCAGATCGAGGGCCTCGTTGCGGTCCGCCTGCTTGACCCAGCGCCGGCGCACCACCCCCCGCTCCATCGTGGTCTGGATCTTTTCGGAGCAGAGTTGCTTGAAATAGCTTTCGGTGTAGCCCTGCCCTTTCGGAAAGTGCATGAAACGCGGCCCCGGCTCGGTGATTTTCAAGCGCGAAAAGATGGATTCCTTGGCGGTATCCGTGCCGACCGAATAGAGCCAGACTTGGTAGTGCTTGTTGTAGCGCGGGGTGACCACCGGGGAGTTCGGGGTGGCGCTGCCTTTCACGGCGTAGCACCGGCGGCTGGATCGGCTTTTGGCAAAATGGTACACGCTCTTGGTCTTGTGCCCGGAGTCGATGGCCACCGCGGTCACCGAAAGCTCCACCCCGGTGGCGTGGGTCCAACGCTTGTTCAGGAAGTCGTCGAGGTGGTTTTGGGTGTCGGGCAGATCGAAGTCTCCCCAGATCACGTGCTTTTCCACGCCCCAGCTCTCTTCTTCGTCGCCCCAAGCAACCACCTCGATCTCGATGCGGTCTTTCTGGACGTCGACCGCGGCGGTAAGCAGGCAGGCATCGTGCGGAACGGGGGCCTCATAGTCCTCGGCGCGCTGGAGAAGCGGGGACCATTCCAGTTGTTCGGCTTTGACCTCCCATGTCTCGGCCAGGAAGGTGTTCACCCATGTCTTGAGCGTTTCGTCCCCGCCGTGTTTGGCTTCGAGGAACTGGGCCACCATCTGATGCAGGCGCGAGACGTATCCTTTTTTGGCCTTAAACGGTGAGCTGATGCCGTTCAAGTGGTATCCGCGCTTGCCTTGAAACGGAGCGGTCGGGCGCCATTCGCCTGCCTTGACGGCGCGAAGGCGGTCGACGTCGTCCCAACGGTAGGCGCAATGGGGGCATTCGTAATAAGCGGCCTGCGGGGTGTCGGCCGGCCATTTGATCTGGGACCATTTGAGGTGGTCGGCGTGGCCGCATTTCGGGCACGCACAAAACCATCGGCGCTGGTCGGTCTGGAGGAATTCGGATTCGATGCGGCTGGCCCCTTTGAGGGTGGGGGTGGAGGTGAGCAGGATGACGGAGTTCCAAAAGGATTCCGTGCGGCGGATGGCCAAGGCGCACGGGTCGCCTTCGCTTCCGGCGGAAGCTGGAAAGCGGTCCACCTCGTCGAGCAGGACGACGCGGCGGGGGCGACCGGCCAGACCGGAGGGGGAGTTGGCCCCGGCAATGGCGATGTTCCCGCCGGGAAAGGTCTTGTGCAGGATCGTGTTGCCGGAATCGCGGCTCTTGCTGTCGCGGACCAAGGGGGTGAGCACCGGAGTGTCGCGGATGGTCGGGACGAGGCGCTCCTTGCTCCAACTTTCGCCCAGCTCGAGCGTGGGCTGCACGACTAGGATCGGGGAAGGATCGCACGCAATGAAGAAGCCGACGATGTTGTTTAGAATTTCGGTTTTTCCCGTCTGGCTGGCGAACATGAGGCAAACGGTCTGGACGGTGGTGTCTCCAACGGATTCCATCGGCTCGCGCTGGTAAGGAGCGATGGCGGATCGGTATTTGCCGGGCTGCGCGGAGCTTTCGCGGGGAAGGTAGCGGTAGGCGTCGGACCATTCGCGGCAGTTTAGCCTGGGGGGAGGTTCAAGGATCGTTGCCCAAAAACGGCAAAGGGCTTTTTCTACGCTTTCGGCTGCTTCCATGAGTTGCCAATCAGGGGTTGGAGTTGCTTGAGGAGGTCGTCTTTTTCTTCCGGCAACAGGCTGCTCGAGAGAATACCGGCCTTGACGGCGAGAAATACGCGTTCCCCGACGCCTTTTGCCGACTCGTAAGAGATGAGCTCGGATTTCTTTTCGCCTTCCTCCAGCTCAAGGATGTTTGCCCGGTGCCGAGTCTCGCGGATCTTCTCGGCTTCGAGGTCGCCGGCGCAGGCGCGGTGGCATTGGAGGATGGAATATTTGCCGTCCTCGCCGGGGGTGGCGTTGGATTCGGAGATTCCCCTGGCTAAAGTGCGGCGGTCGATGCTGAATTCGGCGGCTCCTTGGTCCAAAGTAAGGCGAAAAGAGGTTTTCTTGATCATGGGTAAGGGTTTGGACAAAAAAGAAAAAGTTTATGGCTAGATCTTCGCGGCGCGCATGGTCACCTGTTCTTT